TTACAGTTTTTACTCCTGTTGATTGTGTTTCAACCATATCTGGTAAAACTGTTTCTATTTCTTGTGCTATTACACCAAGTTGTGTTCCTTCTTTATTTACTACTACTGAATCAAGATTATCAAAATCAGTTATTTCATCTTTAGTTCTATATTCAAAGTTTTTAACTTGTATTTGATTTATAGCATCAAGACCTATGTTATTATCTTCTATATTTTTTTTAATTCTTCTATCAGAAGTAGTTGACCAAGAAGATGAATTATTACCTTGATACATACCTCCACCACCTGTAGGTGATATAAAACCTGTATTAGCACCTTTACCAACTACTGAATATCCAATAACTATTTCAGTTGTACTGCCACTAGTGTTTTCAGCATCATAACCTATTAATATATTTCCAGTTGCTTCTACTATACCAGTACCAGCACCATAACCAATAACTGTATTACCACTACCTGTAGTTAATTGTGCAGCAGAATTACTACCTATAACAACATTATAATTACCTGTTGTTGCGTTCATGGCTGCTCTATAACCTAAGAAAGTAGCATGAGAACCAGTAGTTATATCTTCTCCAGCTTCAAAACCCATAATACTATTTGAATCACCAGTAGT